TTGACCAATTGGAATGACAATTTCGGGGTGTAGCGCAGTCCGGTTAGCGCACCTGCTTTGGGAGCAGGGGGTCGTGGGTTCGAATCCCGCTACCCCGACAGAAAGAAAAGGCTGTATTACAGTCGATTACATATAAAGCGAGTTGGCACAATTTTGTGTCCCTCGCTTTTTTTGTCTAAAAATGTCACTATTTTAGCTTAATAATGGCAAATAAAGCGATAGTTTACTTGAACTATCTTTGAAGTCTTTTTGAGGTTGGCACAAAATTGATTTTTCTAACAATTAATCAATTAAACTCAACAGTAAAATGGCAACTTTTAAGGCTGTGGTTTTCTCCACGAAGAACCACATTAAAAACGATGGTACGACAAACATCAAAATAAGGATCTATCACAACACGGATTCTCAATACATCTCAACTCCTTTTTATATCGAACCTGAATACCTGGGCGACGATGGTAATGTAACTTCGACTTCAGATAGTTTCGAGCTCCTCAATTTTGAGCTTGGCGAACTTATTCAAAAGTACAGGGGCGTAACGCTGAAGCTTGGCGCTGAACGAATGTCGCGCATGAGTTGCATGGAAGTGAAAGAACAAATTATTGCAGCTAGTGAACCTGACTACGAATTTATTGATTTTATCGACTTCTCCAACAAGATTATAGCACGAAGTAAAAAGGGTACAGCTGAGTGCTACAAAACAGCCATTAACGCACTAACATGGTTTTACAAGCGGACAAAAATTGATGCTCGCGATATTACATCTGTACGACTAAATGAATTTATGGCTCAGTTGTCTATTAAAGGCCAAAACGATAAACCGCTTGAGCCTGGTGCGATAAGTAACTACTTACGATCTATCCGGGCGCTGTACAATAAATGCAAAGCACATTACAATGACTCTGACTTTGATATTATCAGGATCCCCAACGATCCATTTTCAAAAGTAAAAATACCGGTGTATCGCCGGAAGCGAAAAAATGTGTCGGTTGATACTATCAAACTTATTCGCGATGCTGAATTTAAAACGCTTCAGACCAACTTAGCTAGGGACATGTTTATGATTATGTTCTACCTGATGGGAATAAACATAACTGATTTGTACAAGTTAGAAAAAATTAAGTTTGGCCGGATTGAGTATGAGCGTACGAAAATGGATATCGAGGACAAAGCGGACCGTTTCCTTATGTCCATTAAAGTAGAGCCTGAATTGCAGGTATTGCTTGACAGATACAGTGTAAACGGTAAACTGCTTTCCTACATAAAAAATCGTTATAGTTCCTCTGATGGATTCATGAAAGCAGTAAACGAAGGACTCGAAACGATATGCACTGAGCTGAAAATACCGAAGATAACTACCAATTGGGCGAGACATTCATTTGCTACTATTGCCCGCAACGATGTGGGAGCTGCCAAGGCCGATGTTGATTTTTGCCTAGGTCATACCAATAATGATTACAAGATGGCTGATATTTACATAGCTATTGATTACAGCATTTTCGACCGTACAAATAGGGCTGTAATGAATCAACTTAAAAAAAAGTTGAAAAAAGTTGCATAATTATTTGGTAGTATAAAAATAAGCTGTACTTTTGCATCATACAAAACGCGAGTTGGACTTTCATAGCAATATGAGGTTCAACTCGCGTTTTGCGTTATACCCACCTCACTGTTTTCCTCAAACACTCTCATACTTTACCGAGCACCACTCAAAACTACGGTGCTATGGATACTATAGAAATTTTAAAACAATGTTCTGTTGATGGTTTTATAATAAGACTTCCACAAATTCAACTTGACAGAAACGAATACCTTGAGGTGAAAAAATCACTTGAGCTTATTGGTGGAAATTGGAAAGGTGGAAAAACTAACGGATTTATTTTCAAAGAAGATCCTACCGAATATCTCGAGCAGCTATGCTCAGGTGAAAAGCGTAATCTAAAAAAAGAATTTCAGTTTTTTGGCACACCTGATGTATTGGCAGATAGACTTGTCGAACTTGCAGAAATTACAGTACGAGGCGATCAGGATATTTTAGAGCCAAGTGCTGGGCAAGGTGCAATAATTAAGGCGATTAATCGAGCTGCTGATATTAGCTGGATTGATTGTTATGAATTAATGCCATTAAATCAGCAAATACTTAAGAAAAATCTATCTCATAAAATAAAAATAATTGGTTCCGATTTTCTTATTGAAGCAGGAGATAAGAAATATGATCGTATTATTGCCAACCCACCTTTCTCAAAAAATCAAGATATTGACCATGTAATTGAAATGTACAACTGCTTAGCTCCTGATGGACGCTTAGTATCAATTATGTCAAATCACTGGAGAAATACTTCAGGTAAAAAAGAAACCGAATTTCAGCAATTTGTTGAACGTACTAATGCCTATGTGGAAGAAATACCCGCTGGAGCATTTAAAGAGAGTGGTACCTCTATTTCTGCATGTATTGTTGTTATTGACAAAAAATCAGATATCCAACCACCCATATTCAAAAAAAATACACCTAAAATAAAAATAGAAGCAGCAAAGCAACCTATTTCTGAACCTATATTTGAATTTACGGATAAAGATGTTTCTACAGATTCATATGTAGAAGATAACAGGACATTGGACGAAATACTAGATGAATTAATCAAAACTGAAGCTGAAATTTCAAAGTCGTTATCGAGTTTGAGGAATATGATTTCTGAAACAGTTATTGTTGATGAAGAACCGGTTACTGATGATTTCATTAATCAACACCGAGCAAAATACCCACTCTCATTCGAAGAGCTAACAAAATATAGTTCTTTCGACCAAATTTTAGGACCACACCCCGAAGATTATACCCCAAAACAACGCTTTGAGCGCTGGAACAAAGTCATGTCACTTGACGAAGAAATAAAAGAAATATTTGCTGATACGCTAGCATGTGATGGTTGTATTCACTTGGATAAATTAAATTCATGGTGTAATGATTACGGTCTACCTTGCTCATACAACCCAGTACTCAAAATGCTTGGTATGGCTTGCGGTGGCGCTTGTAAATCGACTATTATTTCAAAGCCAATTCAATTACAAATATTCTAAAATAAATTATTATGGAATCTCTACAAGAATTTAAAGAACTTGCATATCGTGCATTTTATTGGACATCATTTAGTCCAGACAAACGGGGCGATCAAACAATTAAAGAACACGAAGATCAATTAAATGACGATCTTCAAAATATGCCTGAAAGTGAAAAACAAAGGTATATTGAAAACTACAAAAAATTATTTTCTTCATGGCTACACGCACATTCAAATTGTGCTAGTTCGGCTGTAACCGGTGGTTCTGGTTTTAATGTTCGTAGAGCTGAAAAAGCAAATAATCGCGAACATAATAAATTAGTTGAATTTTCAGAATGGAGAGAAAAATCGTTGAAGGCTATTTCCAAACGTGTGCAAGATTCAAAGCCGGAAAGCGAAAAACGTTCCGAAAATTGGATCTATCTTGAAAAAGATATTTTGCATTCTGCATCTGTCATTCACGGAATAAATAAAGGAATTGAAAGAGGATCGAGTAAAGCCTTATTCGTATCATCCATCTATAATAAAGTTGAAACGTACGCTAAAAAAGGTGATACGGAAATAGTTCAACAAGCCATAAATACCATACGAAAGTTCAATGAGACAATGAGCATTGTAATCACCAAACGCCACAAATTTTTCAAACTACTTGAAATTGCCGAAAGCAAAAAGGAACGTAAAGAAGAAAATTCTGAGCGTGAAAATTCAGAAATTTCCATCCAAGGTGGTAAGGTTATACAAAATTGGAAAGAAGACAGAATTCAGTTTATTTTCGATGCAAAACCAGAACGAGCTATAATAGATATTCTGAAGAAAAAAGCATTCAAATGGTCACCTACCAATTCAGCATGGCAAAGACAAAACACAAATAATGCACTTCAAGCCACAAAAGAAATACTATCCTATTTAAAATCCAAAAATAACTAACAATTAAACAAAATCATTATGAAAATTACAGTTCAAAAAAATGAGTTTTACACAAAACTCAAAATGGTATCTAAGGTAGTCGGAACATCAAAGTATATTCCTGACACAGATAAATTTCTCTTCGTTATCGGTACGGACTTCATTGTAACCGGTTCGGATATTAGTGGAATTATCAGCGGTAAAGTTAGCACGGTAGCCATTGAAAACCCCAAAGGTGCTACAATCAAGTTACTCGTTGAAAAAACGATTATGAACGCCCTTAAGGAGTTGCCGGAACAACCCATTGAAATCACTATCGACGAGCGCACGCTTCGCATTACTGTTTCGTACAAAAACGGAAATAAAGATGGTGACGGTGTGTTTGCTATTCAAGGTAAGGATGCAGCTGCTTTTCCAGAAATGAAAATTGATGACGAACGTACTGAGGTGCGTATCGAAAAATCAGTACTTATCGAAGGATTCAGATCCGTTATGTCATTTGTGGCAAACGACGAACTTCGCCCGGTAATGGGTGGTATTTGCTTCGAATCAAAAACTGATAACCTGGTATTTGTTGCAACTAACAGTCATATACTATCCTTGCGTGAATATCCGGTTAGCGAATACCCTGAATTTTCGGCTATTGTTCCGGCAAAAGCTGCAAAGCTTATTACTGATATTCTTTCTGAATCGAAAGAAGAAGAAATACAAGTAAGTATTTCAAACAAAAATATTTCAGTGAACACCGAAAACTATTCAATGACCTATAGACAAGTAGAGGGTCGTTATCCGGCTTATCGTAATGTGATCCCTAAAACTCACAATACAAGCGTGAAAGTGTCTTCCGAAGAAATTCAAGCAGTTATTCGCCGGGTTTCGGTATTCGCCAATAGCAGTTCTCATTTGCTCATAATGAACGTAAATTCAGGTAATTTACAAGTAAATGCTGAGGATGTAGATTATAGTGTTAGCGCAAATGAAACGCTATCTGCTGAAGTAGTTGGAACGCCAATTAAGATTGGATTACATGCCGGAAATATGAATGAAGTTCTTGGATCGTGTACGTCGGACGATTGCACTATCGAACTTATTGATGCCAGTAAGGCAGCTATTATTCGCCCGGTAGGGGTTGAAGGAGTGACTTTACTTATTATGCCAATGCTAATAAATAACTAAAATCATGGGACAAGCATCAAATTCATTCAAACAAACCATACAGTCATATTTAGAAAACCGTTCGCAAACAGATAGTCTGTTTGCCACGAAGTTTGAAAATCCTAAGAAAAATATAGCTGACTGCTGCACCTACATTTTGAACACAGTAAAAACAAGCGGCTGTAATGGATTCTCAGACGAAGAAGTATTCGGAATGGCTGTTCACTACTACGATGAGGAAAATGTAAAAGTAGGATCACCGGTGAAAGCTACGGTAGTAGTAAATCGTACGGTTGAAATTACTGAAGAAGACAAAGAAGAAGCTCGAAAAGCTGCTATCAAAAAACTTCAGGACGAAGCGTATGCAGGGCTAAAGAAAAAGCCTTCACACAAGAAAGATACTAGTGTCCAACAAAATAGCTTATTTGGAGATGATAGCGAGGACTAAATTACAAGTTGAGGTTATGAACCTTACAAAACACCTTCCTGATATCGAAGGGAAGGTGTTTTCCTGGGCTAAGGTTGATTGTTTGAGACATGTTGGCTTTGGTACTAAAAATCGAGTTATTTGTATGGAATGCGGACAAAAGTTTCCAACTGATCTTATAAAATACAAAAAAGCTATATGTCCACATTGTAAAGTGAAACTGGATATTGAACAAACAAGTAAAAGAACCTATAGTCAGGACATTTATGTTGCCTACGCGCAAGTTTATGGAGAATTTCAGGTAATAAGAAACTTTGAACTGAGATCACATCATAAAGTAGACAAACCAGTACGATTTACATTTTTTGAAATATTACAGCACTGGATTCTTCCTAATGGGAAACGAGAAGTAATTGCATGCAATCATACTGCTAACTACAATTGTGATTCATGGAATGGGTATTTAGAGATTAGAAATAAAAGTGATATTAATAGATATGATGTTTATCCACGTGCATTTCATCCAAATTCAGTATTTAAGCCAGCATATAAAAAAATTGGCATAAACTACAAGTTACGAGGATTAACAGCACTTGAGGCAATATATAATATTACATCAAATCCAAAGTCTGAAACACTTTTAAAGGCGCACCAATACTCACTTTTAGAACATTTAGGTTACCACGACTATAGGATTGGGAAATATTGGGATTCAATAAAAATATGTATAAGAAACAAGTACACTGTCAAAGATGCAAAAATTTGGACTGATTACTTGGATTTGCTTTCTTATTTCAAAAAAGATTTGAATAATGCTCATTTTGTATGTCCGAAGAATTTGAATAAAGAACACGATATCTATGTAAGACGCAAGCGTAAAATAATGGATTACGAACAAATGCAACGAGATTACATAAATCTACTAAGATATTTTGGAGAAAAAGTAGGTAAGGATTTTGTTTACCCAAAAAATTTAAAAGCAGAGTACAAAATTTTATACGACAGACAAACCCTTGAAAGACTCGAAAAGCGTAAAAAAGAGTTATCGGAAATGGACTTAAAATATAAACAGTCTATACAGCAGTTTCTTGATATGCAATTTGTAGATAAGGAAATAATAATAATTCCTCTAAAATCAATTGACGAATTCAAAGTTGAAGGAGACTTATTAAAACATTGCGTATATACGAACGAGTATTTCAAAAAAAAGAATTGCCTTATTTTATCGGCTAGGATCGGAGATAAAAGAATTGAAACTATTGAAGTAAATTTAAAATCAATTAAGGTAGAACAATCACGTGCCATTAGGAATACGAACAGTGAATATCACCAGCGTATTCTTGATATAATGAATAGAAACCTTAAACAGATACGTAGTCGAGTCAAACAGCCACAAACAGCTTAGACTATGAATGATACTACAACCGGCTTACAACGTGTAGGCGACGTAATACTTGCCTTATACCCGCAATTTAATACAAAATAAGAATGGCACGACCAATAAAGATAGGACTTGAATACTTCCCTATGGATGTTGACATTTTCGAAGATGAAAAAGTAATACCGGTATCAAGTGAATTTGGTGCAAAAGGTGAATGTATAATAATCAGGGTTCTCTGTGCGATATACCGTAACGGATATTTTGCAGAATGTTCTGATGCATTCAAATTCAAGATTGCCAAACAGGCAAATCTACCAAATTCACTTGTATCTGAAGTAATAGTTGGGTTAGTCAAATGGGGATTTTTCGATAAATCCGTGTTTGATTCGTTCAATATGCTTACAAGTACTGGAATTCAAAAGCGTTGGAAGGAAGCAACAAGAAAAAGGGTATCTAAAAATGATCTAGATTATTGGATTTTAGAGTTACCGGAGCAAAAACAAGGGTTTCCGGCGGAAGAAACCCCATTAAATCCGACAGAAAGTACACAAAAGAAAAGAAAAGAAAGTAAAGTAAAAGAAAGTAACGATAAAGAAGAAATTCCACCATCAAAAAATCCAATTTTTGAAAAGGTAAAAAGCAATTTTTTTATTCCAATAGAAGAGTGTAAAAAATTACTTCTATCTGATGAATTGCATTGTTACCGACTAACAAAGAATTTAAGTATTACAAATGAAAATTTACTTTACTGGATCGATCAGTATTTTATTGAGCAGGAAAATAAGGGTAAAATAGAAAATTCAATTTTAGAGGTAAAGTCACACTTCGGGAGTTGGCTTCCTTTGAAATTAAAATGCAAATCACAAACTACCGAAAAACAGGTTTACGACTAACAAACAACAAAAATGGCTGAAAAACGAAATTATACAAAGAAACCGGTTAGTAATATACCTATTCCGGCCAATGAATTTGGAAAATTACCACCGCAGGCACCTGAATTGGAAGAGGCTATACTTGGAGCAGTAATGATCGAAAAGGATGCAATTGAATTGATAGATCTTCAACCATTAGATTTCTACAAAGTTGCACATCAGAAGTTATTTCAAGCTATATTAAATCTGAAAAACAGACACAATCCAATTGATATGTATACGGTAACTGAGGAACTTCGCAGAACCGGTGAAATTGATGATGTTGGTGGTCCGTATTACATAACATTACTCACTGCCAAAGTAAACTCTGCAGCGCACTTACAATATCACTCAATTATCGTTAAGCAGAAATCTATTTCCAGGCAATTAATTGAAATGAGTAGTACAGCTCAGACAATGGCATTTGATGATAAAGTTGATGTGGTTGACATTATCCATTTCGTTGAAAAATCATTCACTGAAATAACAACCGGATCTATTGAGTCAGATTCAAGTACTATGAATGATGCACTGAATGAAACACTCGACTATATCTCAGAAATTCAACGAAAAGCTAATGCCGGAATTGTAAACGCTATCCCTACCGGACTAAGGGGATTGAACAAAGCAATGTACGGAGGTTGGCAGGCTCCTGATTTGGTTATTATTGGTGGCCGTCCGGGAATGGGTAAAACTCAGTTTGCTGTAAGCTTTGCCAAAGAAGCCGGCTCAACGGATAACGATTGTTTGTTTGTGAGCATTGAAATGACAAAGATACAGCTGCTCCTGCGTATGATTACCGAGGACGATGGTATTGATTTCGATAGCCTGAAAACTGGTAGGTTGACGACACAAGAGTGGGCATTAATTGAATCACGTGTTTCGGACCTCATTCATCTTAAAATAAATATTGCTGACGATGACAAGATTAAAAATCTAAGCAATATAAAATCGCTTGCTCGTAAACTTCACAGACAAGGTAAGTTGAAAATGATGGTGATTGATTATTTACAACTTATTGAAACAAATATGAAGTTTCAAACACGAGATTTAGAGGTTGGATATATCACTCGTCAGTTAAAGAGCCTTGCAAAAGAGCTCAACATACCGATTCTGCTGCTCGCTCAGCTAAGTAGGCCACCAAAGGGGATGAAAGTCACAACTCCAAAGCTTGACGATCTTAGAGAGTCAGGAAACATTGAACAGGATGCTGATATTGTTATTTTTCCTCACCGTCCAAGTTACTACGATCCGGCCATTGAAGATTCGAAAGGCGTGTCATGGAAAAACAGAGGAAAGTTAGTTCTTGGAAAATATCGCGATGGTGCTACTTGTGAGATACTTTTTGAACATAACGAGCGGTTCAAGAAAATTTGGGATTACGGTTATACAAATGCAGATAAACCTTTTTAAAATGCTAAGCAAAGAAATTGAAAAATATATCAGTAAGCGATACGAGCGATGGCTTGATTATGCCAGGTACCACTGCGGACTTTGCGGAATAGTTGACGAGTCGGAAGATGTGCTAAATGAAGTAGTGCTATCGCTGCTTAAAAAGTCGGAAACAAAACTCGAGCAGTTGTTTGCTAGTAAAAAAGGTCAATATACAGAACTTGATTTCTATGTGTTGCGTATGATAAAGCTAAACGCCAGTTCTCCGACAAGTCCTTACCAAAGCAAATACAAAGCTCTTCCGGTAGATGTCAATGTCGATTACTCACGGCTTGAAATTGAGGATTGCTGCGAAGAACAAACAGACCGGTCAGGATATATACTTGAAAAAATGCATGAGCTGCGCACTATTATATTAGAACTTGGCTTCAGTGAGAAAGCAATGGCACTATTTGAATTTCGCTTCTTCCAGGATGGAGCATTCAAAGACTGGGATGGTGACGAAAGCATAAAAGAACTTTACGACCAATATTCTAAAATAATGGATGTTGTAAAGCGAAAAATTAATGGAGAATTGATACTATAAACTAAAAATAATTACATGAAAGAAGAAACTAATGGTTGGGTTGTAGTAGCCAAAAATCACCCGACAACTAACAGAAGTTATATTGTAACATCTACATTCAGGCTTACAAGAAAGGAATCGATTTCTGAATTTATAAATGGTTCAGGATCTAGTTGGAAATATTGGTATCGTAAATTTAATTTCAGATGTGTAAAAGCTAGTAACTGTATTTTTCTTTCAACTGAGCCATAACGTGGCGCAGCTATCATTTTCGGCTCTTTGATTTAGGAGACGTTGAGCCGAAATGATAGGTGAGTGTTATCAGTAGTCATTTTCTTTCTTGTCGGTCGACTTTGAACGGTTATCCGGCAACACTCGCAAGAGTAGGCTACCCAAGCGAGGGAGCTTAATACAATAACTTTTTATAAACAATTTATTAATTAATAATTAGCATTCTGCTATTGTTCAGGAAGTAAGTCAACTATAAAAAGCGTACTAATTCTTATCACCCACAGAATGATTGACAATCGGAAAGACGACATACAAGTGGAAGGCTTGTTTTTAATATGGCAAAATATGAATATATCGTAAACGAAAATGGAATTATATTCCGAAAATGCAATAAAGGACTTTTAGAAGTTCCAAAACGATTAAGCAAAAGAGGATATTTAGAGTTTAAAATGAATAACAAAACAGTATCATATAAGCGTTTTGTAGCTCAAAAACTACTACCAAACCCAAATGATTATGATAAAGTATTTTCAAAGAACGGAGATCAGTTTGATACACGCCCCGAAAATCTTATCTGGGTGTGGACAAGGGAAAACAGAACATACACGGCACAACAGGCACTTGAAAGAACAAACGATAAGCATTTGATAGAGTACTACTCAACTGGCAATAAAAGAGCATTAGAACGAGGAATAAACAATGTAATTGAAAAAATATACAGCACGCTAAAATCTGAACTACTCGGAGAATTGTATTTGATTATTCATAATTACGCTGAACGCTGTTTGCTTTTCGATTTGAAAAATGATATTATCGGAACTTATGTCGGTTTAATTCGACAACAACACAGAGTAAAAATGAAAACGGTATCATTTAATGGAAACTATCATGCACGAGATGAACCCTCTTTTTATGATTACTGCTAACGGACAACTGGTATGCAAATCCTGCCCACTTGCGGGTTGTCGACGCGTCGACAAGCTACAAAGGTAATGCGGGAGAATAAGCACCGATAACGCACACAGCGGGCAGGTGGGCATACCAATTGTTAGCCGTTCGGTTTATATTTCTTCGTGAAAATACAAAGGGATAGGGAAAACCTTAAATAGAGTACCAAAACAAAAAATAATTTATCAAATGGAAAATTGGCAAGCACGAGTTATTGAAGAACAACAACTTCTTAACGGTAAAATTGAGAGATTGGAAAACACAATTTTTGACCCTGAAAAAATCAAAAAAATTGAAGTTGACCAGTTACCACTTTTGAAAGTTCAATTACAAGCAATGAAGACTTATAGCCTTATTCTGCTTGAAAGAATTTCAAAGTTTTAGAGTTAAGCCGTCAGTTTATGCGCTCTTTTTTAAACTGACGGCTAACGATTAGGCTATGGTGGCACGAAACGCACAAACTTTTCAAACTACACAACCCTTTCGGAGTGCCGACCATAGGCGTTTGTTAGTGGCTGGTGTTTCTTTCTTATTGTCAAACTAATAATTTACAATACAATGAATAATTACGAAATAACATTTTTACATACAGACGGAACTACAAGAATTGTAGAAATAGAAGCCTATAACGAAGAAAGAGCAAGAATGCGATTTCACGTAAACTGGGATAAAGAAATGAAAATAATAACAGTAAAACAAAAGCAATGATAACAAAATCAAAACTTAGAAAATTGGCAAATTCACATAGCCGAAAAACAGAGCGAAAAGATATATTATACGCTTATAAGCTAATGTGTCAAAATGTAAAATCAAGAGCTGAAAAGGGTCATTTTTATTATGGTTTTAGAACAGAAGGATATGGAGAAGTAATGCCAATTGCTTTTAGATTTTTCAGTTCAAAACACAGAGACTTAGATTGCAAGGTGACAAAATACGAAGAAACAACCTCGTATGAGATACGCTGGTAGTTTTTCTTACACTTGCCACTAACAAGTAAATATACGCACTCTTAATACTGCACACTTATGCAAAACGCTATTGTAACGACACTTACAGAAGAATTTATCACGCAATTCATGCATTTACCAACTGCCGATAAAGCAAAGTTATTGCACGAGTGTGCAGAAGAGTTTATGACTGTCGACGAATTTCAATCACTCTCTAAAATGCCACGGCGTACTATCTATGCTAAGTTTGGTACTGAAGAAGTAAGAGGAGTTGAATTTTGCGGTCATAAGTTGATCCATTTATAATCGTAAAGCCTTGCAGAAATGTGAGGCTTTCTTATATTTTAAAATGAATAATAATACCTAATTATGCCACGAAAAGGGAAATACGATAAAGAAATAGTAGAAAAAATATGTTTGTTGATACAGACAGATAGCTATACTATTGCCGAGATTTGTACACAAGTAGGTATAAATCAGGACACTTACTTTGATTGGCTTAAAAAGAAGCCCGAATTTTCCGATGCCATTAAAAAGGCCAAGGGAGAATTCAATGATTTTCTTCTTGCTGAGTGTAAGAAGAGTCTCGTTAAGAAGATACAAGGCTACACCGTTCAGGAAGTAAAATCAGTCACGGTTGATACAAGAAAGCTCGACGACGATGGAAATCCGATCTACAAGCAAAAAGAGAAAACCGTTATCGACAAACATTTTCAACCCGATACAGCTGCAATTATCTTCACCCTTTGCAACCGCGATCCTGATAACTGGAAGAACCGTATTGACAATAACCTTGTTGGGAATATTGATATTAATGGTTCTGTTCCTGTAAAAAAATGGTTAAAGAAAAACAGTAAATGATAGAAGTACAGCCTGCATACGAACCTCTTTATGAAAATACTGATAAATTTATTACTCTTTTAACTGGCGGTCGTGGTAGTGCAAAGTCATTCAACGTATCAACATTTCTCGAACGTCTTTCATTTGAAGAGGGTCATTTAATATTATTCAGTAGGTTCACTATGACATCTGCTGAATTATCTGTTGTACCAGAGTTCAAAGAAAAAATTGAACTTGATAATACGGCTGATTTCTTCACTGTAAATAAGACTGAGATTGTAAACAAGTTTTCAAAAAGCGAAATACTTTTTCGTGGAATCAAAACAAGTTCCGGCAAGCAAACAGCAAAATTAAAATCTATTCAAGGGCTTACTACATTCGTTTGTGATGAAGCTGAAGAGTGGACAGATGAAAGAGATTTTGAAAAGCTAATGCTTTCTATTCGTAAAAAAGGCATTCAATTACGTGTTATCATTGTAATGAACCCGCCCGACATCAACCATTTTATTTACAAGCGTTATATTGAGAAAACTCATAAAATTATTGAGATTGATGGTGTTGATGTTCAAATAAGCACACACCCAAATGTATTGCACATTCATACATCTTATTTTGATAATATTGTCAACTTAAATGAAACATTTCTAAAGGAAACAGATGATATTAAACAAAAATCATTAGACCAATGTAAAAAGCCAGATGGCAGTATCGATAAGCACAAATTCAATAACAGTAAATATGCTCATACGGTAATTGGAAGATGGGCTGAGCTTGCTGAAGGTGTTATTTTTACCAGCTATGAAATTGTAAACGAAATTCCAGATTGGGTTCAAAAGCGTGGATTAGGAATGGACTTTGGATTTACGAACGATCCAACAGCAATTATTGATTGTGGATTATATGATCAGGATTTATATTTAGATGAGTTATGTTATAAAACTCATATGCTTACGAAAGATATTGTAAAAGTACTAAAACAGCACCCTAATAGAGTGATAAGCGAAAGCGCAGATCCTCGTTTAATAACTGAAATAAGAAATTCAGGTGTAAGCATAAAAGCAGTTGAAAAGTTTGCAGGGTCAGTAAAAGCTGGCGTTGATAAAATGCTAGAATTGAATTTGAAAATAACAAAACGTTCACATAATTTACTAGGAGAGGTTCGCAGTTATACATGGGCAAAAGATAAAGACGATAATTATACAAATGAACCTGTAGATGAGGATAACCATGCAATAGATGCGTCTAGATACTGGGTTTTAGAAAATGTACTTGGTAAAAATAAACCAAAGAAAACCCGCCAAGTAGCAAGAGGAGTCGGACTAGCGAGATAAAAAGGAGGATGAAAGTCTTCCTTTTTATATTTTAGGATAAACCAATTTCACATGAAAATAGACGATATCCTAGCGCTTCCTTTTGCCGATGTTATTTCAAGGCTTTGTGTTGATAGCTTTCAATCGAGAGGCGAAATAACCGAGCGCGATCCGAAATCATACTTAGAAGAGTACAATGGGAAGCGTGTCCGACGTACTACTTCAGTAGATAAACGAGAGAATAAGGAGGTTGACGTATTCTCCGAAACTGAAAAAGATAAAGATGGTAACGCTGTTAAGACTGGAACTAAACCTGTATTTGTTGCTAAGATTCACACCAATATCCCAAAGAAAATAGTTCGTGTAGCCAATGCCTTTTTATTTGGTGGTGAAATGAAGGTAGAGGTAAGTGATTCAAACGATGCGAGCGAGTATTTTAAAACCTTGTTCGTTGATCAACTGAAAATGAAATCAGTACTTTCTCAGTTTGCCCGGACTGTCATGGTGGAAACTAAATCCGCAATGCATTTCTTTCCTAAGAAAGTAACCGTAAATGGTAAAGAAGAGCTACAGATAGGGGTTCGTGTTCTTTCCTACGAAAATAGCGACTTCTACAAGCACAGTAACGAATTTGGTGATATGGATGCTTTCGTACGTAAGTACAAAGCAGAAGGAGAGGATGGAAAGCAACATGATTACGTTTGGATTCAAACAGCAACAAAGGAAATAACGGCTGTTTCAGATGGTGGAGAATGGGCAACCACAGAACAGGTTAACCCAGTCGGAAAAATTACTGTTGTGTATGCCGAGCAAGATACTCCTGAGTGGGAAGATATAGCCACTACACTTGATGCACTTGAAATGCGCCTTTCCCGCCTTATTGATACCAATGATTATTTTAGTGAACCAATCCTCAAGAGCTACGGAGATACGGCCTTACCAACAAAGAATACAGTTGGTAAAACAATTGAATATCCGGTAAGTGTTGACCCTGATAGTGGCAAAGAGTATCACGGTGATGCTGATTACCTTGTATGGCAGCAATCCATTGAAAGTACTAAGCTAGAAATTGACGAGCTAAAAGGAGAAATTCACTCCGGTACCTCGACCCCTGATATTAGCTTTGAGAACCTGAAAGATATTGGCGCAATCACCGGCATAGGAATGAAGTTCATGTTTATGGACGCCTATATCAAATCCATTGAAAAAATGGAGATATTCGGACCAGCTGTACAGCGTTCGGTTTCGGTTATCAAAGCTCTGATTGGCAATGTTGCACAGACTAAATATAAAACGGCACTTGAAACAAATAATATCAAAGTTAGTTTCCGTTCGATATTGCCAGATGACTTGAAAGAATTAGTTGAGGTGTTGGTAAAGGCTAACGGAGACAAACCGCTAAACTCGCAAGAAACAACCACTGCCATGTCTCCATTTACAAAGGATGCAGTAGAAGAGATTAAAAGACTTACAACCGAAGCTATTGCTGAAGCTCAACGTAGTTCAATGATTGGTACAAACCTATAATTATGTCCTTACTATCCTCACACGACCAACAACACCTAGCCCGCATGTTCGCACAAGAGCAGCGGGTTAATGGTTTGTATACTCGTTTTATTTCCTCGGTGGCTCCCGAGTTACGCAAATGGAAAGATAGCGGACGTGATAATGTCTGGTTACGTAATTCGGCTATTGAGAACCTGATTGATAAACGCCTGATAGAATTTAAAACCCTACTTGAGAACGAAATTAAAAACGGATCTCTAAAAGCCTGGAATTTGAGCGACGAAAAGAACGATGCGCTCGTCAAAAACTACATACAAAACATACCACTTTCCGAAACCGCAAAGAATGGGATGTTTGTCCGCAATGCAGATGCACTCGCAGGCTTCCAGAATAGGGTTGAAAATGGCCTAACGCTATCTGATAAGGTGTGGAATATCACAGAGCAGACAAAAGGCAACGTAGAGCTTTATTTGCAGTCAGGTATTGGAACCGGTCAAAGCGCTGAAACGATTAGTCGCGATATAAAACAACTCCTCAACGAACCCGACAAAGTTTTTCGCAGGATCCGCGATAAAAACGGAAATTTGATTCCTAGTAAACCAATGAAAGACTATCACCCCGGTGCTGGTACTTATCGCTCTTCGAAAAAGAATGCAATGCGTGTAGCAGCTACCGAAACAAACATGGGATATCGGGTGGCAGATAGTGAGCGGTGGAAGACCCTGGACTTCGTACTTGGATTTGAAATAAAACGTTCCGGAAATGGTGGTCCCTGTTCGGTTTGCGATTCACTCAAAGGCAAATATCCAAAAGGGTTTATATTCAGTGGTTGGCATTCGTGGTGTATTTGTTTTGCTGTGCCTATTCTTATGGGACACGATGATTTTGCAGACTTCTTGCTTAGCGACACTATACCATCCAATCAGTTGATTACCGAAATACCAAAGGATGCAGTGGATTGGCTATCGGCCAATGAGAAACTAGTCGAAAAATCGTATTTCAAGAAACAGAATAAGAATTATATATGAAAATAATTTACCAACTATATTTTAATAGAAAAAAGTATTATGAAAATCCTAGCACTAATCAAAACAGCATGTACTACCGCAGGGGTGGACGAAAAACATGCTGAACGCATTCAAAAGCTTTTTAAAATTGACAAAGAGGAAGGAATTGATAGTTTCGTCGATCTTTTCAAAGAAAATGTATTACCCGCTGTAGTGGAAGCCGAAACAACGGCCAAAGCCAATGCAGAGAAAGCAGCCAAAGATGCTGCAATCACCGAGTACGAAGCTACTCACAAACTAAAGGATGGGAAACCTGTTGAGGATCCCGACAAAAAAGTAGAAACCGTAATTACTGACACAATGGATCCAGCATTAAAAGCACTCCTTGAAAAACAAACTGCCGACATTGCAGCACTTACCGGAATTGTTACCGGAGTTGTAAAGACATCTACCAATGCTCAGAAATTGGAAAGTGTGAAAGCTAAACTAGCCGGAAAGGTTGAAGCTAAGTATATCGACCGCGTTGCCGGAAAGGTGGATTTGGATGCCGAAGATTTGGATGCTGCTATTACTGCTCAGGTAACTGATCATACTGAGTTTGTACAGTCG